TTTAAAGATCCGTTCTCTCCAACCCACGTCGCTAACGCGTTATCGCTGTTAGCGTCGGCCTTCTCTGGTGGACGTTCTGTCCGCTAGTGAAGGTTAGGCTCTATCACGGAAGTGATTCCTTGGTAGTTTCTTAACCATACATACAGGTAACCTGCATGTCTCTCACTCTTACTGACGCGGTCCCCACGAATCGTACGTACACCGCGACGCAGTCTTCTCCGGATCTTACGGTCTGGAAAGACGTTTCGACGAATACGTACCCTTCTGGGGCTGGTATCGCTTCGCTCTCCTGTAAGGAGAACTCTAACGGTACCTTCCGCGTGACGGGAAAACTTGTGCTTCCAGCGATGGATGCCGTCGATGCGACCCTGAAGTCATTTGAGACTTTGGGTTCGTTCGAGATGGTTTTTCCGAACAGGGCGTCACTCCAGCGTCGAAAAGATCAGAAGGCCATGTTGGCCGACTTTCTTGGCGATGCCGTTGTTACTGCTGCTGTGGAAAACTTCACCCACCCGACCGGCTGAGCCGGCCTGGTTTAAAGCGGGAGGTTTTCCCGCACTGAGGATACAAATGTTCGACCGAGTCGAGATTTGCCCGCAATGCGGGGAAACCGGTGAGGATCAAATCGTTCCCCTTTATAGCGCGCTTGACGGTTTTGGCGCCCACGCTGGCATTTTGTGCCATTCGTGCGGCCTGTTCCGCCTTGCATGCTTTGATTGGGAACTTTCTCACCGTTTCCTTCGGAGGAATTTAAAATTCATCCGATCTCGTCATAGCGTTCCGAAGGCTGAGCACTGGCAACCTGTATCTGATTACGTTACTCTTGGTTCTAACCAACAGTGGGCGCTCAGAATGCAGATTACCGATGCTTGGCCCAGGATATTTCCATCACTTCAACGGTGGTGGAATTCTGATGAATTTGCCGAACCTTCCGATTTTCAAGTATTTCGATACTTGATGCGGGAGACTTCAGGCAATCTTCAGGCACCGGCTTACACAGTCAAAGACTTTTTGTCTCTGGCTCATAAGCTGGGCTATGATGAGTGCTTTGGTCAGCCTTTAGCAAGTTGACCCACGTCTGTCTGGAGATCTGAGATGACCAAGAATGATCTTGATCGTCACATAAAAACTGCCGAGCAGATTTTATGTGCTCTGGACTGCCCCCGTGCTCTCACCATAGTGATTATGATGAGGAACGGTATGTGGGGTGAGATCGCTAATCTGCGTCTTGATCCTTTGGGTTTTAACGACCCTGATCGCTTCTTCCGAC